GATTTAGTTTCAAAGTAATATTACAACCCGAATACATTAACCAATCAATCATGATATAGTCCTTTTAGAGCATATTGTGTAATTTTATCTTTCAGCATTGACGGAATGTCCAAATAAGGCCATTCTAGGAAAAATGGACATCCATTTTCCCATTTATTATTATGAAAAAATTTTCTAGCAATTTTCATATCGTCTTTACTACCAGCTTCAAATAATCTACGTTGATACACATTCCAATTTTGAATCTTATTCACTTGATAAACTCCATATTATCTTTACGCATATAATGAATTACCTGATTTTTCTTTGGATCGGGCAATGATTTTACTACAGGGATAAAAGTTATACCGTCAATCTCATTAGTTGCCCAATTTGAATAGGTATAATAAATGTCAGAATTCGTTTTAGAACGAACCTTTTTGAGAATAGCTTTACCACCAGTTGTACTAGCAATATATCCAGGTCGAGTTTTGTTCAAAGTTTTCATAATATATCCATTATAACATAAAGAAAGGGACCAGTCAAGGTCCCTTTTACTATTTACCGTTTGGGAAGTTTAATTCTTCCCATTCTTCATCGGTTACAGGCCACCAGTTGTTCATCTTTGAAAATACCTCTTTTTCATTTCTTCAGTTTGTAGTTGCCTAGCATCTTGGATAACCTCAAGAACGGCAAGAATAAATTTTTTGATAGTTTTCATTTCTTACTAGATCCGGTATTAACAAACGCATACATCTTTTCTGCGGCAGTTAATACCTCATCAAGACCTGGGAATGTTGGCATACCAACTGTAGTAACGATTTGACCAGTTTTTTCATCACGTTTAGCACTCATTTCCCAACCGGCAAACTTGGAGTGGTATTCTTCGGTGATAAGACCTTTGGCCATATCGAGGACTTCTGTGCGGATTTCATATCCGTTTTTGCTGAACTTAACTTCTGGCATTGTTGATGTTTTTAACATTTTATTTCCTTTGTGTGTGTGTGTTTAAAATGTGATAATAAAGCATATCACAAGTATATTTATAACATAAACCTAACTGGTTGTCAATCTTTTCTTGCTTTATTACCAATGTTATATTTTGGTACTAATTGCCAATCGTGTTTTTCTTTGTGGGATAGTATCTTAACTTGAGATAAGAAAATAGGTTCTGGTATTTTGGTGGAGTGGGGATTAACCAATTTTACCAAACCCCAATCTTGCAAAAGATTAGCAATGGCATTTCTACGAGAAAGGTCGTTTTCGGTAAGGTCTGTAGGTTTACCATCTAAAGCAAATAACTCTTTAAAGTGTACGATATAATAACGACCTTGCTTATGTAAAATGTGGCAAGATTGAAATAAAGTTTTATCTTTTTTGGATGCAACACCGATACGGGTAAGAGTTTCCCGAACCTTGAGGAAATCATCCTGTTGTTCTAGTGTCACCTCAACCAAATCTGTAATATTAATCATCTTCCGCCTTTATCTGTTCTTCTTTTTATTTCAGCGATTTGTTCATCATTTAGAATACGAAGTGCTTCTTTGGCTTTCTCGTTTGAATAGCCAAAAAACTCTTTGACGCAATCTAGGTTCTTATCGACCTCTGATTTCTGCCACGGTTGAAATTTCCGTTTCATAGGTCTAATACTATTTAGAAGATACGAATATTGCATGTCCGAATCAATGGATGGGTTCTTATTCAATTCATTAACATAAAGAACACAATCCATGTGATAGGACAAGGCTCGGTTGACGATAAAAGGCTTGTAATCCTTGTAATCTAGTTCATCACGGAATACAGATTTTTTGGTTTCAAGGATTGACGGCAGGATCTCTTTGAATAGATCAGGCATCACTTAAACTCGCAGTCTACCATAATTTCAGTTAAACAAGCAACCATATTAATTTCATGGTCTGCCACAAAAGCAGCTTGATATTGATATTTGGCCAAAATAAGAACCAATTGTGGTACAGAATTTGGTGTCAATACATCATACAAACCATCATAAAGTTTACGATAGATTTTAACAGGATCGTTATCGAGATTAGAGGTTACCCATTTACGAGTAGATGCAAAATCTTTTGATTTTAAGGCTTTAAATAAATCATCAAGTTGTATATCAGCAACATTAGAAAGTATACCTTTATCAATTGTACCTGAAACAGAATATCGCTGAAGTTCATTAAGAACACGGCGATTGTCCGGAAAGTGTTTCGTAATGACTGCGGCAACGACAGATTTATCATAGGTTATTTTCTCTTGTTCAAGTATCCATTCCACACGTTTAAAAAATTGTGCAGCCATCTTTGGTTTACTACCATTGATTTTAAAGTCAATGACAGAACACCGAGAATGGATTGGATCGATGATACGATTTTTGAAGTTACAAGTGAAGATGAAAGAACAGTTACCAGAAAACTCCTCAATTGCACCACGCAATGCTGGTTGTGTCGAATTAGGATTTAGATAATCTGCTTCATCTATGATGATGACCTTGCGGCCGCCCATGAGAGAAACCGCTGAAGCGTAGTTTTTGATTTTATTACGAAGAACATCAATACCAGACTCATCAGAACCATTGATAACAATATAGTCGCAACCAACTTCCTCACAGAGAGCTTTTGCGATTGTAGTTTTGCCAACGCCGGCAGTACCAGATAATAATAAATTCGGTATTTCTTTTCTATTGACATACTCTTGAAATGTGGATTTGATTGCATCCGGTAAGATGCAATCTTCCACTTTGGCTGGTCGATATTTTTCGACCCATAGCATATGATTCATTCACAACTCCCATAATATAAAACAACATTATTTTACTTCTGTAATACCTTCAAACAAAGATTCAAATTCTTTGTGTGCCGCAACTTCTTCTTGAAAGGATTGTTTGTGATAAACTTTAGCCATGCGACTAACAATCTTTTTGGGAATACTAGAATTATCTGCGGCAAGTTCAATAATTTCTTTAATGAGTTTTTGGCGATGCTCAATCTCATTCATATAATTATTTACTTCTTCAATAGCACCTTTGAGTTCCTTGAGTTTTTTCTCATCAAGGGTGCCATAAATGGTCTGAATAGTTAAACTCATTATTTTAATTGACCTTGAATTACACCAACTACATCAATTTGACTTTCTTTAACTACAACTGACCCATTGATTAAACCAATAACCGTTTTACCTTTCATCTCACCCTCAGTAGCAACAAAAACTGCTGTAACATAGGTTGGATTAACTGCAATCTGTTGTTCTGTAACTGCGTCTGTAAAATATACTAACATCTTATTCTCCTGATTTTGAGTATTTGGATTCTGTTGCAACCCAATATTGAATATCTTGATTCTTATTTTTAAAATAAGCAAGACCCTTAAACGAAATTTCTACATCATAACTGCCTGTAATCATTCGTAAATTTTCTGTAATAAAAACCATCTTATACTTCTTACCATTACCTTCAGCAACTTCAATGGAACTAACGTGAGCGGCATCATTTGTGGCATCACCAGCAGACAAATAAACTTTGTCGCCATCAGATTCAACTACAATGTGTGGTGATTGTAATGTACTTGCCGTTTTTAAGATACTTTCGTAATCTTCTTGTGATAAGGTAAAGGCCACATCAACAGAAGGTAAAGTTAATTCTTTTTCTGGTGGAACAACAATAACATCACGTTGTGATTTACGATATTTGGTTTTACTACGACCATCTTTTCCTGATTTGAAAATAACATTCTTATCATCAAAATCAATTTCAGTATCTTTGCTAAGATTATAAACAACCAAAAATTGATTCAAATCATATACACAAAAGTCTTGTGGAAAAGAATCTTTTAGTGTTGCCTTGGCAAGAACTGTTTTACCAGTTGAGATAGTTTTAATATTACTACCTTGTTTAAATTCAATACCTGAATTTAATTTGGCAAAGTTTTGTAATACGGATAGTGTTTCATTTGACAACTTCATTTGCTTCTCCATTATTTAAAAAATCAATTGTATCATGTTCATACAAAAACATCAAGCAGCACATTGCGTGTGCTAAGTGATTCTTACCAGTTTCTTGGTCATTTTGTTCACCAGATTTCCAGGCCCACATATGCCGTTGCATGGCATCAAAATATCTACGCTTAGAATCGGGTACCCATTTCCAATTATCTGGCTCATACTTCTCTGCACCAAAAGTTAAAATCTCTACTGTTGCCTTTAATGCGTTTGGTGGAAGCAAACCATATTGTAACTTGCCTCCATCAAATTTACGGCCGCCTGTTGTGGCAGTTTGTGATGCTTTAATTATATCTTGTGAAGATGCACTTTCATAACCTGGATGATAAGGAGCTTCTTTAACTAATAGAGCCGTATCATCACTAAAATAATTATACTTGTGATTAGGTT